CCTCTTCTGTTGTCGGTGTGAACTTGAACTTGCTGTGAAGTTGCATGGGACAGGCCCTGACAGCACCTACAGCCTAACTTCAGCCCAGATACTTCTCAATCAGCTCAAAATCTGCCTGTTTCACAGATGCGGTCATGAGCACCTCTGTGAGAAGACCCAGCTCTAGGCGCTGCATCCCCCTGGCTTTCAAGATCGCTTCTGACAGCTTGCGAGGAACGCTGCGGTTTTTAGGCCACGTCCCTACAAGCTCAACGGCTTCGTCAATGGTCATTTGAGTCCCTCCTGCATGGCCTGATCAATCCAGCGGTAGGCGTATGGGTTGGCTTTTTTCAAGGCAGTCGGCGCAAAAACATACTGAACAAAGGTTTCGGCGAATTGTTCCATCTCATTTGTCCCTCCGTATTTGGAAGGGGTCCACCTGCGCTTACCTCGCTCAATCAACAGTTTTTCTCCTGACAACTCCTCTAAACCCTCCTCAATCAAACGGCCTAATGATGGCTTGCCAGCGTTGAAGTGGACTTGATGGCCAATCTCATGCACCAGGGTAGCCATCCAACCATCCTTAGTACCGACAGTGGTTTTGCCAGTGACGCTGTAAAGGTCAGAATTGGTCACAAACTTTGGTCGCCCGGCTGCGGCATCCTCAACACTACGAAGCACCGCTTCTTTAGTTCGTGTCAGCTCACGCGCCTTTATTGGAACTTGTTTGCTGGTCTGCTTCATCACAACAAAGCCAGCACCGTCCAAGGTATGGCCTGCAGCATTACTGCTGACCTTGCCGATTCTTGCCAGCGAAACCGACCGACCGCTGGCCTCTAGATCGTTGACGATATTCTGGATCGCCTTTGTCCCTTGCGCGTTAGGGGCACGCTTTGTTGCATCTTTCATCGACTGGATAAGTGCAGGGTTGTTCCAATGGTCAAAGTTCGGGCCCTTCCCAAAAACCTTTTCGCGACCGTTTGACCAGACCACTGAAATGTTTTTCTTTTGAATGAACTCCAACATTTTGCTGAAGTTCTTCCCGGCCTCGGAATCCTCCTTAGCGAAGATCTCCAGGCTATTGGCTAGGTCCGTGTTGCTTATCTTTTGTTTCTGCCCGAAGGTGTGTTCTTCTATGAACTGACGAGGCCCTGGGCCCGCTTTGGGTGTTGTAGCAATCGGGCCCGCCGTTGACTTTGCCACCTTGGCCGCGGCCTTCTTAGTAGTGGGCGCTGGGGCGTCCTCAAGGTCAACAATGACCTGTTCGTAGGCGTTGCCAAACTGATCTTTCTTTTTGATGCGTTGGACCTTGGCCACCTGTGTCCTGACACCGCTTGGCATCAGCACTTCTTTCTCAGCAACGTTGCCCAAATACCTTGTGCCGGTTTTGGGTAAAAGCTTTTCTATTGCTACGCCATCTTTATTAGACCTACGCACCAACACTCGGTGGGTGATGGGGCCGCCTGTCACCTGGGTGTAACCGCTCGCAAACTCAGCCGCCGTGCTTTGGCTCCGGGTCCAAGAGGCCAAGGTCGCACTTTCTCCGTCAAGCCCTTTGAGGAACTCGTCAACCTCGTCTTTTGAATGAAGGCCGACGCCTCTATAAATCTTGCCTTCAAACTTGTCTTTACTTGTTCTAATGGC